CCTACAATCTTTCCTAAAATATCTAATTGTTTCCCTACTGCTAAATCTAAATCAAAAGCATTCTCAAATAAGTTTGCTAAATTATAAACTTTTTCTACCTCTGATAATATCGCCTCTATATGTTTTTTTGCTTTTGGCTTATCTGCATATTGTATTATTAAAAGATTTCTATAATTATCTATTAAAGCACTCATTGAACTATCTCTTCAATAGTTATATTCTCATCAGTTATTATAAACTTTTCGTCATAATCAGCATTTAATAAATCATTAACCCAGTTTTCACCGTCTTTGCTTAATTCTAAATTACTTGCAATAAAATTATTTCCAGTAGTATAAATTGCTGAGTATAACTCGGTTACTGTTATACTCTGATTTATGTTAAAATCTAATGCTACTAAAGCATTTTTTATTGCTTGAATATCTATTATATCTATGCTTGTTTTCTTTTTCACATTGAATTTTATATATATGTTGGTATATTTAGGTCTATCAAATTTTACTTCGTGAATATGTTTTCTTGTTGTCCCATCTAATCTTGTAAAAGTCTCAATATATGTTGCCTTAATTTCTCCTTTTAAACCAGTTCCTATTGTTTTATCAGTAGCAATTACTTTTGCTATTTCATTCACATCTCCACCATCTACTATAATCCAAATAGAATGAGGGGGGATATTCTTAACAGTGTCAAATGTATCTGTGTTATTTTCATAGATTATTGCATCTTTTACATCAGTTATATTTAAAAGCTTTGCTAATAAACTACCAACTAAACTTTTAGCATTGTAGCTTAATATTTTATTTCGTCTTTTCCTTAACTCTACATCAGTCTCTTCATCTCTTCCAACTATTGCTGGCTTTGGATTTGTAACACTTACAACCTCTGGTATTATTGTTACTTGCTCGGTTATAGTATTTGCTTGTGCCTCTATTGCTCCCCAGTTTTCCGCCTCAAAAGTTACTATATTTACGCCTTTTACTAATGTTTGGCTACCATTTTTAATAATCCATTTTTGATTATTTATATCTTTTAATGTATAATCTTCTGGCAAAACTACATTTGCATTAACTGTAATTTCTACATCAACTATACTTTTTGTTGCTGGTAGTCTTGTTGTTGCTATTAGTTTAAGGATTTTGTCTAATTCGTGTCCTTCTGCAAAATCAGGGTCAAAACTATTATAAAGCCTTGCTAAAAAACTTTGCATATCATAAACTACATTTGTAAAAATACCAATAACCTGTCCATCGGGAGAGTTTTGGTCTAAATTAATATCATCACCATAAATTGATTTAAACTTTTCAACTAAATCATTAAATATTGTCTCAAAACTATCTAATTTTATTCCATCTTTATCAATAGTCATACCTCAACTCCTAATTTTGAATTCACTTCATATATTGTATCTAAAATTAACTCAATTAAAATCCTTCTATTATCAAGCTTTGTTATTTCTAAACTTTTTATTCTGATAACTCCTTCGCTCTCTAAAACAACTCTCTCTATTTCGCTTTTAATTATATCTTCATTATCTTTCATAGATAAGATTTTAAACCAGTCAATATTCGCCTCATTATCTAAAAACCAATCATATTTAAAAGATTTTATCCTTGTAGCTACATTTTGTAATACCGCCTCATTATCTGTTGCATAGTTTGCTATACCATTTCCAAAAGTCCAATCCCAGTTTTTATCAATTCTTCTAATTCTCATATAAATCCTTTATAAAGGAGTGCTTGTATTCCCGCCTCGGCTGTCTATATGTGTATGATTTTTAAGGCTAACATTACCTGCAATTATATCGCCATTTGTAACAATATCCACGCTTGTAACTAATGCTCCACCACCTAAACCTGTAAAGTTTTTGGCTGATATAGTTCCACTGCAAGTAATATTACCATTAACTGTTAAATTACCATTAATTACTACATCACCATTAACCTCTTCATTACCATTTAAAACAAAATTTCCATTTTGTGTCCTGTTTCCATCGTGAGTATAATTTCCTTTTTGATAAGTATCTCCTATTATTCTTATTACTTTCGGAATATCAAGCTCATTTGCCATATTCTTTAATCCAACTAATGCAATACTATCTGAATAATCGTGCATTCTTGCCTCTAATGGAGGTTCAAAATCTTTACCAATATACCAGTTATCAAAACATCTCTCACTTACAAATAAAACACAATAATCACCAACTGATATAGGCATTTGAATACTGCTACTTCCACCTAAAAAATTAATAACTGGCACTTCTATAAACTCTGGCAAATCTATTTTTTTATTATTCACTATTCTACTTATTACAGGTCTGCAATTTATGGTAGTTTTATTTACTTTTGTAATCTTTGCAATTAATATAGTATGTGTATTGCTCAATGCTTCTGAAATTGCATTTAAAATAACAGTTTCTAAATCAACTGTTGGATTTTTATTAGAATTCATTTTATCACCTTATAATTATTTACACTATGGCATGTTACTTCCTGTGTCCAATCTGAACCATAATTATCGCCGCTGTATTTTATAGTAACTATCTTATAAACTCCGTTTAAATGTTTAGCTCCAATACTTTCAAGCTCTACTAATCCACCAATTTTTAAACTCGGATTAAGTAAAGTTTTAAATGTAACTTCTTGATTTTTTTTCACTGGAGTTTCCAATAATCCAGTCCTTGCATTTACTAATGGTATAAAATCATCTATAACTTCATTTTCCTTAATTATATACAATTTATTCTCATCTATATAGTAAGTCTCATCATCTTCTAAACACTCTTCAATAAGCTTGCAACTATTACCAACTAAAACTTTTGGTCTTACTAATCTTTTTTTGTTTGTTATCCTTCCTTTATTTGTATTTGGCATATCGTTTATAATATAGTCTATATAGTTATCATTTTTCACAGTCTTTGAAGTAAAGCTATTAACAAAATCATATCCTCCATCTAAACTGCTAATAAAGGTTACAAAATCCGCTCCTTGCTTAACACTATAAGCCTCCCATACATTACCTTTAAAGAGAGTTTCTAATTTATTATATCCTGCTTTAAACAAAAATGGCATAAGTATTGTATTATCCTCTTTATCTTTAACCAATTTCATTCTTTTATCTTCACTTAGATTATATATTTTTATCTTACAACTGTTTAATCCACCATAAATTGATTTATTTACTTCAAATTGAATTCTTATCTCGGGTATTATCTTAACAACTTCATTTGAAGTTAAAGTTATTATAAGCTCATAATCTCTAATAAACCTATTCAACTTTATATCCTCTTATATATTCAATTTCATCTCTTTCTAAAATGTAAAAATCAAACAAACCTCTCTCAAAACAATCCACACTAAAAGGGTCTAATCCTAAACCTTTATCATCAATAAAAATCTCAAAAGGAAAATTTTTACCTGTAAGCATTAAAACTCCACTTGATAATTTTACTCCATTTAAGCTTTTATCTTGATAACTAACATTCATAAACCACCTATTTAATCTAAAATTAAGCTCTATTTTAATATTTTCTTCTTCAAAAGGCACTTCAAACTCTTGAAATTCATCTGCTTCAATAACTATTTTTATCATCATTAACCTTTAATTAAGGTATATAATAAACTTTTATGGACTTTCTCACCTTGAATAACTCCTTTTTTGCTTTTTGATTTTGTTTTACCTGCTGTTGAAGGGCTTGGATTTTTAAAATATTTATTCTTATCTACAAAAATTGTCTCGGCAAACCTTACTTCCTTTGCTGTAATTTTATATTTTATAGCTTGATAAGCTATATTCTCTCTTGTTAAAGAAATAGAAACTATTCTCATATTTTTATAAATTCCAAAAGGAGTTTCAATAGTTATAAGCTCTTTACTGTAATAAATTCTATTAAGAAAATCTATAAACTCTTTTTGAAGGCTAATTGTTTTACTATCGTTTTTAAATATATTATAAAGATTTTGCACTGATTTTGCATAATGCTCTAATTGTGAATAGTAATCATTTGCACTGATTATTAAGCTTTTAATCTTTTGTGTTGCTTGATTTGTCAATCTCGCTGGAAAAACATTATTTAAAATATTTTGAGTTTTATCTATATACTTTATAGAAGTCTCATCTATAAATTTTGATTTAATATTTACTTCTGACACTTCACCTTCTATATTTAAAACAATAGGATTATTAATTATATGGTCGTGTATTACACTGCCATCCTCTACATAATTATCTGGAACATCACTTGTTAGCTCAATACTTTCGTTTATTCTAACATCGGCAATCCAACCACCAATACCAATAGAAACTTTATCATCTTTGTTTATTCCAAAAGATTTATTAAAATCTTTTATCATCTACCGCCTTTATTAAAATAAACATTAGATTTATTTAAAACTGACTGCAATTCATCAGTTACTGCTCTTCCTGCTGTTTTCGGGTCTTCTGTTTTTATTTCAATAGTGATATTATTATTTTGCACTTGTTGCATATTTGAAGTTTTTGTAATATTTGGAGTATTTATCTTTGATAAATCAACTGGTATTGTTGATTTATAGTCAATATATCTATTATCATCATTTACTAATGAAGATATATTCTTACTGTTATTTGCTTGTTTATTCTTTTTCTCTTCTTCATCATCACCACCAAAAAAATTAAAAAACTTTTTAAAGCTTTTAACTTTACCTACAACCTTATCATAAATTCCTATAACTTTATCAAAAATACCCTTAATAAAATCTACAATATTAATAAACATCGCTTTAATACCATCAAACATTGTATTAAAAGATATTTTAACTATATCCACCATTTTAGAAAACACTTCTCCTATCTTTCTTATTAAAGAGATTATATCTATATTAAACCATTCTTTAAACCATTCTGCAATTATACTTTTACCACCTTTAAGTCCTGTATATAAATCATCAAATATTGCAATTAAAGCTGTAATACCTGCAACAATCAATGACACAGGGTTCATTAGCATTGCTCTATTAAGATATAACATCGCTCCACCTGCAATTATTAAAGCCGCTTTAAGTCCAATAGTGTTATCAATTAATTCATAAATTACCCTTCCAAAATTCCAAATAGCTCCTAATCCTGCATTTACTAATTCAAAAAATCTTTTTAAACCATTCTGGATTAAATCTTTATTTGCTATTAAGAAATTAACAAACTCATCGCTTAACTGTTTCATTTGAGGGGCAAAAGCTATTGCAACTTGCTTTTGTATAGAACTTAATCCAAACTTTAAATCAGTTAAACTATCATTAAAACTTGCAATTAAATCTCCTTGCTCACTTGTAACAACTCCTAATGCTCTTGCTCTTTCTCTTAATTTTTCTATTTCCTTACTTCCTAAATTTAAAGTCTGTAATAAGCTCTCATCTATTCCTAATCTACTCAAATAAGATTTTTGCTCTTGCACTGTTAAACCTAACTCTTTAAACCTGTCTGATAACTCTAATAATACCTGCTCTGCTGTTTTAATATTACCTGCACTGTCTCTAATGCTAATTCCAAGCCTTGCAAAATCCGCATTCCCTTGTATTGCCGCCTCACCTATCTTTTGAGATAAGTTTTTAATACTATTTTCTAATGCATCTACTGAAGAACCATTCACACTTGCCACATATCCAAGCTCTTGAATTGCCTCTACGCTTACATTAGTTTCCCTGCTTAATTGCACCATAGCATCTGTGCTTTCTAATGTAGAAACTACAAAAGCATTTAAAGCTAATCCTGCCGCTGTAAAAACTGATGCTACTTTTGCAATACTTGCAATTCCAAGCTGTAATTTTGCATTTAAGTTATCTAATGGCTTTAAACTACCTTGAAAAGTGAATTTAGTGGCTAATTCTGCTACTTCCATTATAATCCCTTTTTAGCATCTTCTAATGCTAATGTTTCAATATCATTGATAATGCTTTCATATTCTACAATTTTAAATATCTCTTCTGTGTCTAAATCTTTTACTTCCTTTAAGCTACCATAACCTTTTTTAACTAATGAGAAAAATAAAATATCTAAATCGTTTAGATTTGTATATTCTACATATTTTTCCCAATAGTTTTCACTTCTAACTAACCTTTTAAGCTTGTATTTAGTTTTTTTTTGTAAAAAGGATAACAAATAACCTTCATACTCAATGCTACAAAATCCAAATAATCTTCTTCATATTCTTCCCAATGATTTGGTCTTTTACTTATTTGCATTCCTTCAAATAAAACTCTATCTTCTATTTTTTTCATAACTCTTTTAAAATCTTCATTAAGCATAAATCCATAATTTTCCATTGTTAAGGCTGGCTCTATTTGAGAATATACTGCCAAAACCTCAACTCTGAATTGATGATTTAACTTTGATAATTCATATCTCCTGCCATTTACTTCAAAATAATTATTCTGATAATAAGTCTCTATTTGTTTAATTATTTCTTCTCTTTTCTTTTCGAGTTCTTTTCTTAATTCTTCATTCATTTTATTCCTTTCACATTTTATTCACTATGTGAATAATTAAACTAATCTTTTAGCAAAACATTCAATAGTATATTCTACTTCTGCATTTCCATCTTGATTATTCTTTGTATAAGTAGGCTTATCAGTAAAGCTCCCTGCCTCTATTTCAAAACTCTCTACATACTCTGTTCCATCTTTGATAAAAATCTCTTTTATACTTCCATTAAAAACTACTGGCTTATCTGAATTTAATTGATTATTTAAGAAAATATCACTATCGCTATTTCTTAACACTCTAAATTTTAGAGTATAAACATCTTTATCGGCTCTTTGTTGAATATTTACACTTCTATTTGCTCCATAAGTTCTAACTGTCTCTGGATTAACAGGGGATAATTCAATAATATCCCCGTTGATAAAATCGCTTATAACTTGTCCATTTAATATTAAAGTAGTGCTATCCGCTTTAAAAGTAATTACTGCCATTTAACCTCCTTTTATAAATTATATTGAATAATTACATCAACACTGTGAATTGCACCAGCATTTTTAAATGCTACTTGAATAACAGGGCTTTTTCTTGCCTCTCTATCGCTTTGTGCTTGCTCACTTAAAGGCTGTGCCAATACATAATAACCGTTTAGCTCAATATTTCTTAAAAACACTTCTACATCTCCAAAAGTATCAGGGCTTGTCCATGTTCCAGGGGCTATAACTTTTGCTTTTTTGAATAGTTTAAGAGTTTTTTCAACTGTATCAACTATTTTTTGCACATCTGTATCAGTCTGTGCAAGTTTAGTTCCTGTTATACCTAATAAATTGAATAAATCTATTTGAATAAATCTTTTAACCGCTATGAAGTTATAAACATTATCCACAAAATCATTTGCACCGCTTACTAAAAGCTTTGGCAAGTCTCCAAAAGTAACATATAGATCCAATCCAACTTTTTGTGCTTTTAAAATCTCATCTTGAGTATATTCCTCTGGAGTAATACCTTCTAACTCTTTTAAATTCATTGTAATAGCACTATTTTCTGCATTAAAATTTACTGTATGCATTCTTGCCATATAAGCAACTGCTATTTTTCTATTTCCATCTTTTCTATAAATCATCCTATAATTTTTACCATTTGAGAGTTTAATCCTCCAAACTACATTCTCCATAACTTTTTCAAGGTTCATAGGGTTACTAAACACATCATAAAGGATTACATCATTACTTGCTCCCCAACTTGATAAAGCCTCTGCCTCTTCATCTGTAGGGTCATCAATAAAAACAACTCCTCTAATAGGTTCTTTTTTTGAAATCTCATTTAATGCCTCTTCTTTTGTCTCTGCTGTGAGTATTTGCTCATCTTGTCCTTTAACTATATATGCTCCTGTTCCATCTGATAAAGCTAAAATATCTCCTATAAAAGTTCCAGTGTCTGCTTGACTTAAAAAGCTAACTTTACTTGTTGCTCCTGTTGAATTGCTTGTAATAATAATTCTTTGGTCTTCATATGTAACAGTAGCTCCAATAATTTTATTGTCTAATATAGAAACTATATCATCCATACTATCAATTGTTCTAAAATCAAGTCCTGTAATTGTTTTAGTCTCTCCATCTATACTAATAACAAAACTACCATCGGAAACTGTCTGCAATGCTCCTATAACTGCACTTTCACTTAATTGTCCTCCTATGAGTTTAGCTGGCTGTGCTGGTATAGTCTCATCCACTGCTCTCCAATATCCTATAACTAAATAACCGCCTGAATTAGTAGGATTTTTAGTCTGTGAAAATAAAGCTTTTGCAAACTCATATGTTTTACTATTTGTCCCAAAATCCTCTGCTACACTGTTTAAATCAATATATGCTTTTGTTCTATTAAGTGAATTTAAAACTTTTAATTCACTTGTAACAATACAAACAATGTTCATATTTGTTCTATTTAATGTTCTACCACTTGGAATAATTGAAACATTAACTACATTTCTTAAATCTGCCATTTAGTCTCCTTTAATTATTTTTTAAAAATTTACTTACCATAACCTCATCAATTTTTGAAGTATCATCCTCTAAATTTACCATAACCTTATCAATTCTGAAAGTATCAACCTCTAAAGTCTCCCAATATTGTATCGTAATTTCAACCTCATATCTCTCATAATATTTATTTCCAACTATTTGTTTTAAATTATTAGTAGAATAAGCTTTAAAAACTGTTAAAATATGTTTTTTTTGTAAATCTTTTGCTTTTTGAGAGTTTTGCAATGCTAAAAATTTATACATATTACTGTAAGCATTTTCACCATAAAACTCAAAAGTAAATTTTGCACTATAAAGCACGCTAAATTTTTCAACTTCTTTTTTACTATCAAAATTTCTAACTGTTGTTATAGGTATCGCTGGGGATAAATTATCAATTACAATATAATCATTAGTAAAAACATCTACTGTTGCATTTTCTCTACCAATTAAAACTCTACTACTATCAAAATCCATTAACTCGGTTATATAGTCTGCTATTCTTTCAAGTATCATTCTTTAACCTCTTCTGCTATGGCTCTATAATACCCGTAATCGCTAAAATCTTCAACTGCAATAATTCTATATTTTGTTGATTTATATTCTAATTTATCTTTTATTCTCATCTCATCCGTTGAGTTTATTAGTATGTATTTTAAAGAATAATCTATCTTATCTATATTTAGTTTTTCTTTATCTGCTGGCTGTATAACTGCCTTTATAGCAATATTTGTTTCTTCTTCTACTGGCTTATGATTAATTACCGTTGTAGTAACTCTGATTAAATTCACATCTTGTGAAAATCTTTTAACTGTATTTGATAAATTTGGTAGCATTACTCACCTTTTACAATCCAATAAGTTACACTTTGCACTAATCTACTTGTATCAACTAATATTTTGCTACTTCCTTTTCGCTCAATTGTTTCTTTTTCTAAAGGTTTCCAATGTCCATAACCACCTGTTTTAAAAGCTATTTCTGATATATTTTGAGCTACTAAACCCAGCTTATTAAGATTTACAATAGTATCTCCTCCTTTTAAAACACTCCTATAAGCCGCTTTTATTGATTTTTGAAGTTCTTTCTTTTTTAACTCAAATGGCATTCTTAAAAAACTTCTTCTTGGAACTCCCAAACCAAACTCATGCATTGTTGCAACTTCGACTATCTTCTTACCTGTTTTCGGATAAAATCCTACATCCGCTGGTATTCCAACTTTAACCGCTGTCTTCTTTGCTATTTCTAATTGTTTTATTATATGTTGCAACTTGCTTAAATCATTCTTTTTCATATGAAAAAAGCTCCGTTATTCTTTTTTATTAAAACTTTAAACATTTGTCCATAAATTGTTGAATTAAAAAAATTATCATCTATATTAGATTGTTGTGTCGCATAACTTACACTTACCCCATTAACACTCTCGCTTGATATTTGTTTAATATTCTCACCGTTTTTAAAGTTACTACTAACAGTAATTAAATGGGCTAATAAATTAAGTATAATTTCATCATCTTCTTTATTAGCCCCATATTCTGCATTGTAATATACTTTATATCTATTTTTATAAATAGGCAAATATTTGTCAATTAAGCTAACATCTAAATCTGGAAATCTTGATATTAAATCTTCTCTTAAACTCATTTAGTCTCTTTTACCTTGATTAAATTTAACTTAATAGCATGTTTAATTCTCATATGCTCTGCTTCTTCTTTTGTCAATACAAACTCTTTTTCTTTAAAATCTTTACCTTGAAAACTAAAAACTGCATCGATTAACTTTATAAAAACAACTTTGTCTTCTTCCTCTTTAACCTCATCTTCTTTTTTATCCTCTTTATCTTTTGTAGCTTTTAAAATCATATCAATAAGCTCATCCTCTTTTTTTCTACTATACCCGCTTAAACCAAGCTCTTTACATTTCTTTTTTAATTCCTCTACTGATAACTTTTTTAATTCTTCTCTATTCATTTTACCTCCTTAAAGAGTAAGGCATTAAAGCCCTACTAAAATTCTTGCACTTGAATTTTCTAAAACATCAAGTCCTGCTATTCTAAACTTACTGTCTATTCTAAATGCAAAACTTGAAATTCTAATAATCTCTCCAATTGTAAGTCTAAGAGGTATTCTCATAACCATTGCATCTTCACTTACTGAAAAAGCAACTACTCTACTTGTTCCATCTACATTCTCTGCTCTAAATGTTGATAAAAACTCTACATCAGGGAAATTATCTTTTAATGCTTTTAATACACTCTTGCTCCCACCTGCACTATTTAAAATAGTAGCACTTAATTTATTCATAACTCTAATAGGCATTACAACCTTCTTGCATGAATACTCAGGGGTATTATTTACTGCATTTCTTTGCTCAGTAATAAGATTAGCAATTTCATTATACATTTGTTTAGGTGTTTCATTCTCAATTTTATCCACCGCTGTTGTTACAGCAAATCCTT